TCACCTGTAAACGTGGCTGTTGACGTTGAGTTACCTGGAGTCCCGTTCCACGAATAAACCGCACCGCTGCCGACTTGTCCACGATCGCCATCAAAATAAGTGTTGAGCGTTCGGCCTTCTTCTATCAACAAGCCGTCAAGTTGAAAAAAACGACCAGTGTCAGAAAAAAATGAATTATTTGTTGTAAACAAAATTGTTGCGCTACTGGCTCCAATGGGGGCTTGAGCTGTAATAAATATTCGAGTCCAATCCGTGGTCGGAGTGATTGATTGAGTAAACGTTGCTGTTGCATCTGATCCGTAAATCTCTAACGTCATGTCAAAAGTTGTGACAGGGAGAGACGGCCATGTAGCTGTATTTGCAATTTTCATGTACGCCGATACGGTGTAGAACTTGGTTGCAACGGGTGTAAAAGTGGTTGTCAAATAATCGACCACAGAGTACAAAGATGCAGTACCAAAAGCGCGGCTATCGGCAACAGCGCCAATTCGTAAAAAGTAGCCAGCGCCAAGTCTTGTATCCCATGCGGTCACATCTTGTGTATCAAATCCGCCCACAACCGCTGTAGACGCCGGATATTGTGCCGAAGGATTGAGCGCCAGGTTAGTTCTGGTAGCCGTTCCAGATGTGCCGTAATTACTGAAGACGCGCACCTCACGACGCGGCACAATGTCACCGTTGTATGGCGATGAGGTATAAAGCGGATCAAAAGTTCGATCCTGATTGTTTAGTTCAATACTTGCGACGCCAGCCGAAAAGCCATCCAGCAATTCGTCTTTGCCACGCGAGATAGATACCGACTTTACAAAGCTGGTGATGTCAGCCCATACTGGCGCAAGTGTTGTGCCCGTATTGAAGTCCACGCGTATAGCCATTAGGCACCCGCAAAAACAGGGCCCGACGCCCGCTCGTAACGTTTGATTGCTTTGACAATCTCGCGCCCCATAAGGACACCATCGGCACCCATACCGGCGTTAACGGTCACGTTGAAGGTAGCTCCGCTCGAGCTACCCGCGCCAGACATTCCAAGCGTTTTGATGAACTGATCATAAGGTGCCACGACCTCGGGGCCAGCCTCACCGATCAGCACCCGCTGCGGACTAGTCACCAAGCCACCACGCGCCATCCTTCGTGGCGGTGTCCCACCACCCTGCCCTCTAGCCGTCCGATCTTGTCCGGTCAACGCATCCTGCGCCTTCTGGATCCCACTCGTGAAATCTACGGTGGCTAGCAGGCTGAGCTTTTTGACACCTAAAAAGCCCAGTATCTCGTTCAGCTTTGCAATTAACGGATTCAGAGCCACTTTGATAACCGCGTTCACCGTGTTTTGTAGAAAGCTTGCAAGACTGCCAACAAGGTTCAAAATAGTTTGTTGGAACGTGATCGCCGTCAATTTGAATGCAAGTCCAATAAAGTCAAACACCTTCCCGGCGTTCTTTTTGAGCGCATCAAATAGGACAATTGCGTTTGCAATGTACACACCTAAGAAAACGACCTGGGCAATCATTGCTGTGGCAATCGGAGCTGCAAACGCTGCTATAACAAGTGTGATTGCCCCAGCCAACACAGCAAACAGGGCGGCCAACGGCCCAATAACGTCTTTGTTTTGGACAACAAAATCTTTGAATTGTTTAAATGCGGGCACAAGTACGTCGCGCACATAGTCGCCGACATCCTGCAACCGTGGCAAAACTGACTGTTCAAAAAACGTCATCAAGTCGATCAGGTCAGGCAGTAACGCAGCTCCGATTTGTTCTTGCAATTCGCCAAACCGATTTTTCAAATTTTCAAGCTTGCCCGAAGCTGTCAGCACATCTTTTTGGGCAAATCCGCCAACAGCCTTGCCAAGCTTGCCCACAACCTGCTCAAAGTTCCCAGCCAGCGTGCCAGTGTCTTTGAAATTGACACCAACGTCTTTCAGCGCGCGACCCTGCCCCAACATTGCTTTCCCAATGATCTGCGCCGAGTCCTCAAACGATCGACCAGTTCTTGCCGCATAATCAGCCACCAACGGTGTCAATCGCTGAATCTGCTTACCCGTTAGCCTGTATTGCGCCAGTGTGGCCTGACCCACCGCAATCGCGTCATCATCAAAACGTGTCTTCTTAGCTAGTTGCGTGTTGAGTTTCTGCAACGCCGCCACGTTTGTGTCCGCCAGTTTTGGAAACTTCTCAAACGCAAACGCCAGCTTCGCCTGGGACGCCTCAGCCTCCGCAAACGCCTTCACCGAATCAAACGCAAACTTGCCCGCAGCCAACCCTGCAACACCAAAACCGACAGCTGTGGCACGACCAACGTTTTTGGCGAAGTTCTGCAACGACCTTTCAGCCTTGCGTAGACCTTTCGGATCGTCCTTGTACAGAATCGGGAGAATAATCGCCATTACTTCAACCTCCTAGAAATCACGGCAGCATAACGCCGGATAATTTCGTCAGCGACCTGCACCGCTTGGTCACGGTTCTTGCGAAAAGTGTCATACGCGAACCGACCGCCACGACCACGCATTGGTCGCCGACGATTGAGCACCGCAATCATGTTTTGGCCTTGCGGTGTGGATCCGTTAGACCGTGATCCCGCGAGCTCAACCATCCTCAAGCCAGCGTCAGGCGAACCAGTCACCTTAATGCTGACAAGGCTCGACGTTTGCCGGTATTTGCGCGATCGTCCCGGAGTAATTGACACTGAGCCACGAACCCGGCCCCAACGAAGGTAACCGTTATTGTCCATGCCCGACAATGGCGGTGCAACCGGATACGCCGCCACAACAGCCTTAACCGTCGGCTGGACGCCCGCCCGCAAATCTTTGCGCAATTGCTTCACAAGATCAGGCGAAAGCTTCTTGAGTTCGGCCAGCGCCTCGCGCACACCATCCGCGCGCAGCGTGGGCCGAACTACCATCAGAAACTCCTTAATTGGTGAAAGTCTACCGGAGTCATCCTTTACCGGCTTGTTTCTGCGAGCGCGCAACCAGATATCTTTGCATTGTCCACAACATTCGCGGCGACTCCGCCAACAGAACAGACGGTGCAATGCCCGTCTCCACCGCTAACGCAGCAATGAACCAGTGTGCCGAGGAATCCCCTAGACCTCTAATTCTTTTGGGTCCGGAACGTCCACACCGGCCACGAGCTCGCACCATTTCTCAAAGTCAGCTGTGGTTGCGCCCGTTCGAGACTCACAATGCCACCCAAGATAAAACAGGTGTGTAAGTCGTAGATCCGAGTTCAGTTTGACAATGGACATGTCGAACCGCGACTCGAATGCGATCAGGTCGGACGCACCCGTAGAGACGTCTTTGACGGTGCCGTCTAGGTATTTGATCTGTAGGTTGATCGGATCCACGTTTAGACGGTGCCTCGCGTAATTCCGGCAGTGCCAGCGGTCGGCCAGGTCACAGACAACGTGGCAAGGTCTCCGACGCTCGAGGCGTAGGGCTGGTACTCCGTCACAAGGAAAATTCCGGTGTAACTCGGGTTCGTGGCGGTCGCGGTCCCGGAGGTCGGCTTAGCAACAACCGTGGCAAACGAACCAAGCAGCGGGAACAATGTGGCGTCAACGCTTGCCGCCGCAAAGTCCTGGTGAAAGTCAAGCGTGACGGATGCATCCTTGAGCCCACCAATGCGCGTGCGGAACGTACGTCCGAATGACGTGGTCTCCTGCTCTTCAGCATTGATATCAAAAGTGAGCGCGGCAATCGACGTAGAAAAGTCGGTCCCGTTGATCGTTACGTTGTAATCGGTAGCCACAAACTTGGCCATAATGTTCTCCTTAGTTGTAAACCAAAACCGCAAAGTCAGCGGTCAAGTAAGTGATGCCGTCCTCTAATGTTACACTTCCGACGTTTGAAACCCCGGAAACGTAGACATCTTGCGAGGCGCCAGACAATCCAGGTACCGCCTCGAGCGCAGCCCTGATTGACGTTGAGCCGGTTGGCTCCATGTAATCGTCCAGCAGGTTTTGCCCGGTACGCGTTGAAGGCCGAGACACAAACACCGTCACCACAAAATTGAATGCGGTTAGACCGCTACCGCCGAACGATTGCGAATAATCGACGGTGCCGATGGACACAACCGCGATCGGCGGCGTGATCTGCTCCGGGATAGTATCCGCCGCGCGAAGCCCCGTAACCGTCTGTAAGCGGGTTTTTAGCCCGTCCCGGATAGTTTGTATGCTCACGACGCTACCGCGCGCTTATACGGGCTCAGCAGGGCTTCTACGTCCGGGTCTGTGCGTCCAACCCGAAGCGCGCCCATGTCGCCGAATCCGGCCACACCCAATGGCGAGTCATAACGCTTGAACTGGCGCATCGCCAGCAGAATGCACGCCTGCTTGACGTCAACGGGAAGCGCTGGCCAGCCGAAAGTCCCGGTCACCTTCACTGTGGCCTCGTTTAACATGTACACCGGGAAAATGTAGTTATCGACCGCACGAATACGGGTAAACGGTTGCCCCTGAAACCCGCCAGCAATACCGTTCAACGGTTCAAGCTGATAGTTTGCCGCCGTCCAAGTCGTATCAAAATTGACTCCGTCTGGTGCCGTCTGCAAAGTCGTCAACGTAACCAAATCGTCAATCTGACAAAGAAAATACGATTCCGGAGTAAACACGCGAGTTTGTGCTGTGCGCAGGTAGAAAATTCTTTGGCAGTAGCCGTCAATCTCACGACTGGCCGCTTCAACCGACAATTCCAGCAACGTGTCATCCACGGAGTCTGTGATCCGCAGCGCCGCCTTCACATCAGCAAGCGTGCAGTAGCCGTTCGTAATTGCCATGCGCCAATTCTACCTTCTAGCACAACTTATACAGCTAAACGTGCCCGAATCTCCGTCGTTGAAACGCCCTGAGTGTACGGGATGTACACAAGCCAGATTCCGCGATCATCAAGATATGCCTGGTCAAAACCCATCTGTTTGTAATAGTCCTTAGTTGCCCAGTCCGAACCGATCGCCACAAAATCTGGCGAAACAACGTCAATTGCCACCCGTGAATCAGCACCGCCAAGATTTGGGACAACACCGGCAACCGACGTGAACTCTTCTAATACTGCTGCGCGTTCGTCGTACGTCATCACTGGCGGTCGGCCTTTGTATTCCGTAATGAACTCGTCAGTGTTGAGCGACACCACGACGGTTCCGAGCTCAGCGCACCGCTGCAAAAACTTGACGTGCCCGGCATGCGGCAAATCAAACGTGCCACCAGCGTAAACAAACTTAGACATCCGATCCCCATTTCGTTATGTGTTCTTGTCCTTCTGGCAAGGCTTTTGGCCACCAGTTCAAATAACAGCCTCGGTGCGCCTCGTCCCGGAACGACCACTGCCGCCAAAACCAGTCATGATCCGCTTGCACCGAATACTCAAACTCTCGCGGGTAGCGCCACGAGCCATCAGACTGCCCGTTCAGTGATTTGTGAGTGTAAGGAACCGGACTGACAAACACCACGCGTTTACCGTCACGAATTGCCTCGTGGTACAGGTGATCGGTGTTCCACCACCACAACGCGTACCCGTTTGGATCCGGCATCCGCATAGTCGAAGGCCGAATTGCAAACAAGTGAGGCTCAAGCGGTGCCGGGGTGACCATCTCGCCACGGCCAGACATTGATACCAGGTCGGCATGCTCCAGCGCGTCAAAAAGCGACGTCAACGCGCCTACGGGTATCTGAATATCGTCGTTCATCATCACAACAAGCGGTTCCGGCTCAAGCGCCAGCAGGTAGTCAAACGCCTGGTTAGCCCAAGCATTGAACGAGTAGCCGTCCTTGATCAAAACGTGATCGGCTGGCGGTGCCTTATCCACATGCTCGCCGTACACCATGACAACGGACTGCCAGCCCGAAGCGGCAATGACGCGCACAAGCTCATACAGCGCAGCGTTTGGTTCTTTAGTTGGCACCAATACATAGCGGGTCATACCGGGAACCGTTCCGCTAGGTACGGTACCCATTTGTCAACCCATACCCGATCCGCGTCAAACTGGCGCGCAAACTTTACCGCTCCATCGCAAACGCCGCGATCGGCCTCGTATGCAAGACGCAACGCATTGTGAATGCTCGAAACGTTCGGAACTTTGAACCACGCCTGTTGCGGTTCGTCCCAAAATTCTTGGCCATCCACAAGCCATGAATCCTCACCCGCCAAATCCTCAGTCGCGCACCAGCTGGACGTTATAACCCGTGTCCCGCACGCCTGAGCCTCAACCACAGGCACGCCAAACCCTTCGCCATAGTTAGCGGCCAACAAAACGTCCGAAGCCGTGTAGAACGCCGCTAGCGCCTCCGCAGGATAACCAATCCGGTTCACGTCAGTATTGAGCACGCGCACAAACTCGTCGGTTAGCCCGACGCGCTTCAGTAACGCCGTCAGGTTGAAACCGCCGAAAGCGTTTGACGGCTCCATGTGCAGATAAAGATAGGCGTCCGGGTGATCCTGCCGAAACAAGCTGAACGCCAACAGATTCTCCGCGATCGCCTTCCGATGCACCAACCCGTTAGCTTTATTGGCTGCCACCATCGACACCAGAAACGCATCCTCTGGAACCGACAGGTATTCGCGCGTTGGCACGCCAAACGCCGATTCGGTCGGCCTCATCACCTGCCCATCAATACCGTGCGGAATATATGTGGAGTCAATGCCGACCGCCTCGAGCTGCCGTTGACCGTGTGGCGACATCGTGATTGGTGAGACGTTGCCACGCATGAGAAAGCGCTGAACGTTCGGCGGAAGGGTCAAGTGATCGAGCGGTGTCCAGGCCAAAACATCGCCGTCAAACTGGAGCTCGTTGAACACCCAGACATCAAACAGCGTCAGCACTGCCGACGGGAGGTCGGGTAGCTGGCTTGCAAAATGCTCATGCCACACCGGAATAACGTCGTCCGAGAACGGTTTGTAGCCGCGCGGGTAGTGCGCGATCGGCCCGTAGGGTGTGCGAATCTCCGACAGTGACCCTTCCAACCCACAGTTGGACAGGTTGGCTACTTTTAGCCCGGCACGCACCATACGATCGGCAAGTTGTTTGACTTGTTGCCCGTAGCCGGTCGGCATGCCGTAAGAATTGGACGCAATCGAGACAGCGCCACGAAGTGTAGGTTTCGCCATGGCGAAAGTCTACAACGAGCCATACACAACGGCCCGGAAACAGAGGAACCCTCCCGACACCTACTATCGGGAGGGTTCGACCTGTTAGCCAGTTGTTACGCGTTGGCCAGGTACTTGACGTGTCCAGCGTGCGTCAGGTTACCGTCGAAACGGTAGCTGAAACGGTACGCGGTGACGTCGTTGGCGAAGTACGCATCCGAGGACACCGCCACGTCAAGACCAGTTGTGACAATCTTGTATGACGGGAGGTGACCGAAGATGACCGGCTTTGCACCAGTCGCGATGGACGCCATGCCGGGGTTTTCGAACACCTGAAAGCCCAGAATGGTGTCCGGTGCGCCCGTGGTGACGTTGTAAATGTAGTAACCAGCAGAGTCTTTGAGCTTGCGAATAACACCAAGCGTGGACGTGTTCGCCATGTAGCCGACACCGGGAAGGCGACGCGCAGCACCATCAACACTGTATGCCAGGTCAATGAGGTTGTCTGCGGTGATTGTCGTGGTCCCACCCGTGATACCGGAGCCAGCCGCAACAACAATACCGGTCGGCTGGGTTGTACCGGTTCCAGTCGTAGTCAGTGCGTTGACGGAGTAACCGATAGCGTTACCAGCCTGCTCAGCAATGGTTGCTTCAATGTCAAAACCAGCATCCATGATCAGTTCGTTAGCAAGCTGAACAATAAACGAGGTCTTTTTAGGCGTCAGCAGGATGCTGTCAAAAGTTGGGTTTGACTCCGAAATAGCAGACCCAGCCGAAGTGATCGAAGCAGTGCTGTAAGCCGTGTAAATCGGCAGACGAAGCGATTCGCCCGAGTTGCGAGTGATGACCTCGGAGGTGTCAAGCATCGGCCCAACGAGACGCGCAAGACCGTAAACACGGTCAAGGAATCCGACGGGGACGGTTGCTGTTGCGGGAACGAGTGCGCGCTTTTCGTGCGAGAACGAGTGCGAGCGGGTTTCGCCCGAAGCCATCGAAGCAAAAATGTCGCGGACAGACTCGGCAGCGGGTGCAGCAGGAACA